GTACCTGCATTTGGAAAGGCAGACGAAGTAAATGGAACGCTGATAATAATCATTATATCAGCGCCACTAAAAGTTTGTTTACCAGCGAACTCTTCGAATGCCATAGTATTGAAGCTAGGGAGGTTGGGGCTCCCTAGCTATTTATCAGACTTGAGCTGGTTCGATTGGCATGGCATCATTGAAGCCAGGTATACGGATGGTCTGTCCGACCTTCCAAGGTGTAATACCCGTTGCAATGAATGTACATGATTCATCGGTTGTTATGTCGTCTACGCTCATACCAGAGCCACAGTTGATTATCTCAACGCCGTGGATCTTCATGAACATGTTGTTACCATATTCGTTAGCAGCCGTAATTACGATCTCGAAAGGCAGTACCTGGTCATGGTAAATTACCGAAGCCAGTACCTTGTCAAGAACTACGACACCAACGGTACCAACAGTACCTACTCTACCATCAAGGCCATCCGGTACGTCAAGAGCAGGAGTCGTGATACCTTCTAATGAAACAGAAGGCTCAGTAACCCATGCAGCGTATTTCACATCACGGAAGACGTCAAGAAGAGCTGACCTATCGAATACCATGAATATGACTGACCCAGCAATACCACGCTTACCGCGTGAGAAAGCCCGAGGGTCAGCACTACCCATTGTATAGATAGGTGCCTTTTCTCTTTGTATCGTGTAGCTTATACCTTGAACTTCACCGATCAGGTTACCACCAAAGGTAACTAGCATGTCAACGCCCGAGAAGGAGTTGTAGGTTCTACTAAAAGATTGAACATTAGCCATAGTTTAAACTCCTCAGCCAGTCAGCTGCTTGGTTAGTGACACGTTGACTGATATAGTGACAAGCTCGAAAGCCGGTACTAGAGTTAGGTCAACCTGTGCTTCCCCTAGCACTTGCTGGTCAGGCGTAGCAGTAATGCTAAACCGATAACCAGTAATTGCACGTGAAGCCTTCATCTGACGTAAGGCCTTGTCGATTTCCGCTGATAGTGCATTACGAGCAGCAGAAGTGTTAGGCTCACCAATAAAACGCTCGCCAATGTTTCTTACAACACTGACAGCAGCGTCAACTATTCTGACAGTCGTTAGTCTAGTAAAGTCAGTACGGACGTACTTACTTACGTTATAGCCACCAGTTACACCAGAAGCTACTACGAAACCAACTGAACGGTCAAGGAATGAAACAATGCGTCTACCAGTTAGTCTATTAACCTGGGCAGCAGACAGCTTACGCTGTGAGGTGACCGTATTAATCTTTTTATTGGTTGTAGCACTGTGAGGAAGCAGCGTTACTATCTTAGCTGCATATGAAGCCGAACCGTCAGTTGTTTGAACTGCAGAGCTTAATGGAGCACCAAAAGCTGCAGCCAGTTTAGGCGTACTAACCAGCGAAGTGATTAGCGGAGCACCTACAACTGAGATACGAGCGCCAGCATCTGCCTTATTGCCACGCTGGTCTGTAACTGGAACGTTATTAAGGTCGAGACCTTGATAGAATGACCAGTAGAGACTGTTAACGGCAGTAGCAGCATTATCAGCAGTTATGTAGTTCTGGAAGCCAATTGAGGCGTCTTCAGAGCCAGCAAGGTAACCGCTCCAAGCGTTGCTAGTGCTATTAGGCATCAGTGCATACGTGGCGCCAACTCTACTTAGATGCTTCTCCCAAGCCGTTACAAGGGCCTGAGATGGCGTAGTAAAGTATAAGTCATCAACAGTAGCAATAGCTGAAACTTCGGTACCAACAGTACCATCGCCAGTTAAGCCTACTTGCTGGTTGACTGCACCACTTTGAGAATATGCCATTGCCCAGTGCATAACAGGCATGACAGGTAGAACGCCTACACAGGCGTTACCAAAGTCACGAGTAGCAGAATAGCAGAATTGTGCTAACTGCTGAGTGAATAAGCCTGAAACAGTCGGGCAGTCTGCCCAAGCGTTTACAGGAACAACCACGTTAAGGGGTCGATCTTTGATTGCATCGTAGCCAGAGGCTAATGCATTATATCTTAGAATCGGCCCATTGCCCGTGGGTAGCCAATACTGAGCCAGTGAGGTACCGCTTACACAAGCGATTGCCACTATTTCAATATTTGTTGCACCAACGTTTGCTGCTTCTTCAACAGCTAATGCTAATTCACCAGGGTAACTTAAACCAGAAGAACCGCTTACCCACAGAGCTGCTACAGCTTGGCCTACGTTTGTAACCGTAAATGCTTCACGTAGCGGTATGCCTGTGTTAGAGGTAATTCCTAGAAAAGTAACCTTGGGACCAGCAGGAGGTGGTGCAATCTGTAACCCCAGGTCATTCAGATTAACTGTAATGCCCGGTAGATTCGGATAACCCATAAGAATCTCCTATTTTAAAGATTGCCATCGTTATAGTAAATATTACCAAACAAGTACTTTCCGCTTGAATCCCTAAACAATGCCTTATATTCCTCATCAGTAATTTGGCCAGAAACTAGCTGATCAGCAATATAACGTGTTGAGGTGTCTAAAATTCTTTCATCCAGATTAACTGAATAATTGATTTTAGTCAAGTCTCTTCTACTTATTGCCTCTATTTCTTCGGTCCTGAAGTATAATTGCAAAGAGCGTACTATGAGGTCTTGCCTCCACTTCTGCGAATCTGTGCTATTATAGCGCCGCATATATAACATCTGCTGCACGCCATTCTTCCTCAAAACCCATTCATAGAGATTGATAAACTTTTCAAACCAACGGGCCAGTCTGTTAGCAGAAAAATTGTCAGTAGTACAACAGTCGAATTGTACTAGATTGTCAAAAGTTTGAGCACGTATCTCAATCGTATGATTCGGAGAATCAGGATCTTTGATCGTTTCTCTCACTTTCTTCTTGTAGTCTTTCTTTTCGCCAAAGGGCTTTCCATCAAGCGAGCCAGGTTCTTTTAGAGCTAACGAATAAATAATAGCCGGTCTAATGGGACCTTTGTCTACCATTAATCGTTCATCGGTTTGACCTTCACTCTCAAGCTTGACTGGAGGATTCTCACTAAAGCGAACATACTTTTTAGGATCAACGAACTCAAGCCGCTCGGCTTTAAGTAAGTCTGGAGGAGTTATAGTTCTAAGTCTAACAAGACCTTCCCATAGTTTACTATTAGGATTAGTAACAGTCTCATGAACAGTATATATTTCTCCAGTAGTCTTATTCTTAACTTGATCACCTGCAACAGGTTCTTGGAAAAGATAAGGCATCCATAACAAACCTTTGTCATTACGATGAGACTTATATGTAGTTTCATACTTCTTTAAAAGTATATCAAACATTAACATTATATCATCAAGACTTGCAGGTCTGTCAGCAGTTAATCGTTGTCTATCGTTTAAGAATAATGAATCAACAACATAATGAGACGTAAGCTGGTCTGGATTTTCCAGATCAGTAAAGCGTCCAAACGTATCATATCTTTGACTCATTGTGGTTTGCCTAAGGTTAGGTTCTGTTCTAGTACATTACAGCTAAAGAAATCTATTCTACCAGAGTCACTTCTGTATATAGTTACATCTTCAATTCTATAAGCACTTGTTATTTTAAATGGTTGAACAGGAACCATTGTAGTTTCATTTAACTCTAATTCCATAATCCAATCTACAGGCTTTGGATTAGAGTCATGCTGTAGGATAAACTTAACATTCTGTATTCCCATTGGACCTACAACAGATTGACCACGAACTTGGAATAAAGGTAAGCTACGATAGCTAAACCCTAATATTAATTTATCAACGTAAGTATACCCTATACCAAGACAAGCTTTACATCGTCCATAAGACTGGTCATAGTTGTCAGGTACCTTACGTTGACATTCGGCACAAGGTTTACTTAGATCGACAGAACGTAAAGCGAGCCATCTAAACCCAACATTATCACGCAGGGTTTTAAGCTCATTACGTAAATCGATAAAGTCTAACTTCATTGCGGACGGCTAGCCATCTTAGATAGGGCAAGTTCAGCAGCACGTTGCTCTGCAGTCTTAGGTGGGATATTTTGAGGTACTACCTTATTATAAGGTACCTTTAGCGATGCACCACCATTAGCCTGGCCTGGAGCCTTATTAGCTTCCATTTCGGTCATTGCTTCTTTAGCAACCTGAGCCATCTGTTCTTCTGAGTATGATTTTCTTAATTCTGTCATATAAAATACCAAGGGTTAATGTTTTTAGATAATCTATTTAATGTTACGTTAGACTGTGGACTATTCGGTTGATAGTACAAGAATCTAGTGCTATATATTCTACCAGAGATGTTAAACCATTCTCTAGGGTTAGGTCTGTTCTCAACATAGATTGCACGTTCATATCTTTGATAGTATCTATTCAAGAACATGCCCATGTTGGTTGATTCCAATTCTTTCTCTGCTCGTTTCTGCTTTAAGGTCATTTGACCAATGGCAACATCAAACGAGACATTCATATCACCTAGGTTTCTTCTAGCACCTGCAACTATAGCCTTGGCTAAATCTAGGTCATCTAAGATATCTATTACTGATGTAAGGATAACCCATTTATGAGATATCAATGGAATAGGAGGAGGACCAAGGCCAGCACCTAATCTATGATACAGTCTAATGCTATTCTTTAAAAGAACAGCTGCTAGATAGTCATCTGTTAACTCTTTAGCCATTGACTTCAATTCTGTCTTAAGCCAATGTACACCACCAAGACTAGGATATCTTTCTGTAGTAAAAGTTAACTGGTACTCATTAGGACCAAACTCTGTGCCATCAGTAGCAGTTACTGACTCTCCAATAGTAATAGCGACACCAGCATTTTTGGGAAGGCTAGTATCAAAGTTAAGATACATATACTGTCCGGAGAATGAAAGTCCAGTCATTGTAGGAATACTAGCTACTATATTATTAGCACCAGTAGTATCCCATAAAACTGTACCCGTAGCATAGAAGCCAGAGTAGTCAAGTATCGGGAACAGATCTACGTCGACCCAGCTGTCGTCAGACAAAGAACCAGACAAGCTCTTAGTAAACTTAATTCTAATTCTATTGTTACCATCAAGATTGACAGGAACATCTGATTTATGGTTCTTAGGAATCGTACTATCTATAGCAAATGGACCTAACGCCTTAACGTGAGTAGGTAATGTAATATCACCTTCTAACGAAAGGTTAGTAGCTTCCTTTGTTATTATAGTATCATCAAGATAAACTCTGGTGCCAGTAGTAAAGGTTATATCTAAGGTAGTTGCAAGAGCAGTACCAGAGCCCGACTCCTTAATAACATAGTCCGAGCTAATAGCTATATCAGTACCAGGGAACCGTATCTTATACACTGTGTTCTCAGCTAAGACACCTACAGGTGTCAATGTAAGAACGAATGTAGTATTGTTGTAGCTTAAGCTGACAGGTAAGGTATCCTGAGTTCCTACGTTTAAAAGCGCGCAGGTGTTTATAGTAACCGTATTAGAGTCCAGACCTGGAGAAGCAAAAGTAACATACAGCGGTATGTTAAGAAAAACATCCACTGCATTGTTACTAGGATTAGAACTCTGAATTGCCGGTTGAGCCATAGTTTATTATATTGATTCGCCTAGGAACTGATTCAAAGCTTTTTCTTTCTGTTCAGGAGTAAGTTCTGGTTCCTTCAATTCAGGTAGTTTACCTTTCTTAGATTTGTTTTTAATTTCTTCTGGTCTGCTGTCCTTAACTATAGCACCAGTCGAGTCAATAGCAACAGTATAAGCTTCAGGGTCAACTTCATTCTTCTCTAAAAGAATTCTAGGACCATCATAAGCCTTAATGCCATCATTTAGGAAAGCAATCCATTCTGGTCTTCGAGAAGTTTCTTCTTCGGCCTTTAAGCAAGCATTGAGAATTTCAAAAGCGCTGTAGTTACCTTCAGACTTCTTTCTGACAAGTTGGACAAAGATATCTTTTGTTTTCTTATCTAGGACTCTTGACTTTTTGACAACATTAAGATAGTCTTGCAATGTTTTGGTATTATGTACTGCGACAGGCATATATTGTTTGCCTTCCACTAGAATACCTACATCAAGCATTTCTTTTAATTGACGAGCCTCGTCATTTGTTAAGCCAGGTGGTACCTGGACACACCATTGGTTTGGGCCAAGCCATACTTTAAATTGACCATCTTCTAATGGTCCTATGCGCAGATAAGTTGACTTAGCTAAGTTAATTGACACAGTTGTGCCAGCGTAATTCATAATTTGACCAAATTTTTGTTCCATAATGTCTTCCAATATAGGGAGAAACCCCCTGGATATTTTCCGTTCCAGGAGGTTTCTCTATTAGCTATCGCTATTCAATTAGTAGTTGCTATTGAATATTGCAGTTGTGAAGTTCGGGTCACCGCTTAAGGGCTGAGCACCGAAGTCACCAGAAGTATAAGCAACATACTTGTTGGTGGTGAAGTCACTGGACGGAGCAAGTGAAACGCCCTTGATTAAGCCTGAGCCCTGGCCGTTGTTAACGGAACCAAGACCATAGCGCTCACGAAGCTTGACCTTCATGATATCGCGGGCAGGATCGTTCCACTGTTCAGTTGTAACTTCTTCGTCGACAACTAGAACACCAAGCTGGCTTGAGTCACACAGAATCATATCAGTAACGTTCTGTACTGAGTCGTACGGCATGAAAGGCGTAACGACGATTCTGAATGCATAGGGGAATATCGTTGGTACGTTTGAGAACGTAGTAGCGATATTCTGCGGTGATGTTACAGTGGTGTTCTGTAGCAGACCGTTCATACCTTGGTTAGCCCATTGATTGGCTATACCAGGCTGACCTTGCATTGAGCCCCACATAGGAGCACCATTCCAGAAACCGAAGATTCTCTGCAGACCTTCATTGGCAAAGATTTGCCATGCGAATGGGTTCATGATTAGAGTGTTAGGAATGAAACCACGGCTGACCATTGTTGCGTAAGCCTTGAAGAAGTCCTGTAATGCAATCGTACCATTGTAGGCGCCGCTTGCGTTACGACCTGTGGTGCTTGGGTAAGAGGCGCTAGTGTTATCGAACAGAGTGTTTGCACCACCAGCGTTGTTGATTATTAGGTCAGCAATTTTCTTCTCTTTCCAACGGGTTAAAGCCTGACCAGCTGCGCGCAGGTGCATAGTCATAACATCGTATAGAGAGTAGCGAATCATTTCTTCTGAGAACTTGACCGCAACACCGCTCTTACCGATGGTAGCTACGACCTGACCAGCGAAGTCAATGCTTCGTTCCGGGTATTCACCACCTTCAGGGATGTCAGCTGCGGCCACTGCACCAATGGCAGGGAACGTTAGCTGTGTACCGTGTTGGTAGTTAATACGCTGCAACATAGGGGTTAGAACTATGTTAGGTTCAATTGCTTCCTTAACGACTTCGCTTATGATACGAGGTATCAGTAGCGGGTAATCGTTTGAGAAAGAGTCACGCATTTCTCGAGTGTGCTTGCTGTCAATCTTAAACAGATCGCCAACTTCAACTCTAGTAGGAAGACCCGGGATCTTACCGTTGTTCTTCCAGATTTGCAGACCCTTAGCAAGAACTTTATAGTCCTTTAACACAAGCTTATTTAGACCTTTAGTGTCTATAAGCTCTACATCTTTTTCTTTAGCAAGGTCTTCAACAGTCTTTGCTAAACTGACTAGCACTTCCTTTTGGTCGCCGTCAAAAACTTCTGAGATTGTTTTACTCATTGTAGTTTACCTCTCACAGACGAACCAGAATGTTTAGGGCATAGTATAGACCGTTGGAGTCAGACGTTGCGTCTTGTAACCAAGCGGGCACACCCTTAGTGCCAGAACCAGCTAGACCCAGACCAGGCACCGTCTGTACTTTGTCTAGACCCTTGAATTCAGCCTTACCGGCTGTAGTTAATGAGAAACCGGTATCTGCTGAGAGCTTGGTAGCGGCTGTACCACCGGCAAAGTTAACTTTACCAATGCAACGACCAACTACGAAGTTGAGGCCTGTTACGGCACCATCCCAAGGCATTAAGCGGCCCATTAATTTATTTTTGTCAGTGATGGACGCAAAGCGACCATACTCATTTGCTGAGGTGTCCACCTGAACCATTTGGCCAGGCTGGATTAAACGCTCATTGTTTGTAACGGCAGGAATCTGAATCAGATAGTCAGTAAGTACGCCCAGGTTTTCATTACGCTTGTAGTTAATGAACTGTTGCTGTAGGTTGAATGAATATACTGGATTATAGACTACGCCAATTGGTAACACAGGACCGTAGGTGACGTTTAATGTTGCACCGCTAAGGTCTGAGGTTCTTAGGCCCCATGTGTCATCAGTTGAACTAAAGCGAAGGGCCATATTAGAGCCTGTAGCTAGACCGTGGGCAGGGAAGATCTTACCAGAAGCAGGGCCACCAGTTGCAATACCAACGAAGGTACCAGGCATGATGACCACTGGATCGTGGTGTAGTTCTTCTATTTGAACAGGCGGAAGGCCTGTCCATGCTTCCATAGGTGTAGCATTTGACTCAGGACGAACCCCTTCCATTAGCTCACGGTATTGGGGTACGTTTACGCTATACCCACGCGGAATACGATAAGATACCATGTATTAATTTCTCCTATTAGAGAGAGGTTATTGGAAGAATGTTTCTAAAGCCTTGTCTTTGGAAACGTCAGCAACAGTATTAGTTGCTACGGCTTGAGTATTAGCAGCTGGAGATTCAACTCTTTTATCTGATACTAAGTCCTTAACGGTCTTAATAACAGTAAAGTCCTTGAGCTCTACCATTTCAATACTCAGATCGGCAACAGAGTCTCGTAGAGAATCTATTGAACGTTCCGCATATTCGGCTAGCTTCTTATTATAAGACTCAGCGTCCTTAACAGAAGCACTTGTTGATTTCTTTAAGACAATCTGCGTATTTAGAAGCATCTTGGCATAAGCAGTTTTCAGATCAGCAAGCTGATTAGCTGTTTGCTTACGAAGAGTTTCTACTTCTGCTTCTTTGTCTTTCAGAGCCGTTTGGAATCTAGCTGATTCGGCTTTGGCTTCAGCAGCTTGGGCCTCGGCTGCCTCAAGTGATTTATTAAGACTCTTAACTACGGCAAGAGAATCTTTTTCACTAAGGCCACCACTATCACCTACATTCGAGGTATTCTTAGAAGCATTCTCCGGGGCTACGACACCTTCCTTTGAATCCTTCACAGATGTTGCCTGAGCAGGGTCTCCTGAGCCAGCGCTGGCCGCACTAGCTGAGGTGTTCTTTATTTCACTTTTATCTTCTACTTTTGTCATTGAGGAATCCTCTTGAAATGTTTCTTCATATTTTGATGCATCGAATAATGGAGATACTGCTATAATTGTTTTACCGGTAAGTTTTTTACGATCTTTAGCAGTAACTGTACTCTTAGTTCCAACAAGAAGATCCACGTCATTTTCGCCATCAGATAAGATTAACGTCTTAACCTTAGAGGCATGCGGATCATATGAATCAAAGTTCATAGCATCCTTCTGTTCAAAAGACATAGCCTTGATTTCCGCAAACTCATCGCCTGGAATATTTACAATTGATACTTCTCTATATGAGAGTGGACCGGTTATACCATAGCAAAGATATTCATCATTGTCACTATCTTTACCTAAGTTATACTTAACCCCAGGCTGGTGATCACATGCACTTCTTTCCATCATGTTTTCACCACATATACTACAAGAGAATAAATCAGAAGACTGTCTAGTGGACACGTTTTTATATCTGCCATCAAGGATCTTCTGAATAGCATCTACATCCATTATATTAACGCCGAGCTTTATATAACCAGAACCTTCATTTTTAGATGGACTTAGATAGTCTTTTTCAAAAGCTGGGCCATGAATTAACTGAACATACTCCGCACTAAACACGCGGCCTATTGGCTCACTTTCATCCATATGATGCTTAAGTACTGGCTTACCGCTAGGCTTTATAAAATGATCAGCCGCAGCTTTCATGTGCTTGCCAGGATACACTCTAAGGTTAGTAAGTCTGCCCGAGTGTGTAGCATCTATATAAACTTTAAGAACTGGGTTCTTATGTGCCGCTTGCATGTCGTCACATAAAGACTTGACATCAGTCTTCAAGACACCTATATCGAGCTTGAGATGTTCTCTAAAGTTAATCTTGTTCTGAGTCATTCTTTGGTTTCCCTTTCTTAAGGCTTGTCTTCTTTCGAGATTTATGAATCTTTCTTCTGGTTCGAAATTCACTTTCGAGGTCTGAAGCGGTCTCTAGTTCATCAAAATCATCTGGGTCATTATTGGACTTCTGTAACTTTTTTTCCGTCATAATCTTATTTCGCACCTAAGGTTATCTCAAATGCACAATTTTGATGGGTGTTTAAACTGTTGGCATATGAGTTATTTTTATCAACTAAAGATACCTCTATGTCTCCAAGTTCACCGCAATCTTCGCAGAACCAGTTTTCTTCATCTGGTTTTAAAATAATAGTCTTATAGCCATGAGATCGGGCCGCTCTGGCATAACCAACTCTATAGGCTAGATCTATTTGCTTGTCAGTTAACGATTTAAGTTCTTCCTTTAGAGAGTCAAATATGCTCGTCACATAAAACTGTAATGGCCTATCTATCTCTCCACCAGAAAGGGCATCGTTTTCGTTGATCAATTTAATGCCAGCTTCTTTCAGTTTAATGAAACTCTTTTCTACAGAGTTCTTATAGAATCTATCAATATATTTCTTGGTAATCTCAAAGTTACCAGAGACACCTATTTCTCCAAGGCAATCTTTTGAACCCATTGACATAACAGGATCCAGAGCCTTGTGGGCTTCTATTAGAGCCTGATCTATGAAGATGGTAAAGATAGCTTCTATCTGTTCTTGCTTTGTGCTAAGCTCGTGAGGATCTTCAGAATTAACACCAAGCTTATGTTTATCTATTAGGTCCCACATATTATGTCTGGCATCTAATAGAAACGTTTGAGCATTGTTATTATAAGCTTGAGATAGTAAGTCTAAAGAATTCTTAGTTACTTTAGTCTTAGTGGCTTTACGGCCATGCTGGTTCTTAGGTCTTGTCTTGTTAGCGACCTTATTTTTTACAGAGGTAGCTTTACTAACCTTTGCTTTAGCTATTGCCTGTTCTCCGGCTTGCTCACCAAGCTCAAGAGCCTTCTTATGGTCATCTTCTGGTTTTAGGGTAGCCTTTTCTTCATCTGATAGAGGCTTCTTGCCTAGGTGGTCTCTACGTAATTCTTCGTGAGTTATTGCACCAGCCATATACAGGTCAGCACCATGAGCTTCATCAGCACGATCCTTTTCCTGGTCCATTTCATGGAATTCAAAAGAAGGTAGGTTTTCATCCGGCTGTAAATCGAATCCACCTTCTAAGGCAAGAGGTATTAACAGGAAGTTTGTAAGCACATCGCTTATAACTGCCTGGAAGTCTCTAGCCGAATCCTGAAGGCCTTGGGATACAGTTACAGCAGAAGCCTTATTGGCCGAGCCACTTCTTCCAAGGTCTACCTCAGAAAGTCTCAGGCCGCCTAACACACGAGCTTCAAAGTATTCTAAGTATGGCAACAGATCCATTACCTGTCTATCTCCACCGATGATCTCTGCTTCAACTCTGTGGCTAGTAACCATACCGCCTTCTTTAGAAAGGCTTTCAACCATCTGTTTTACGAAAGAGATCTCATCTGAGCCATCGTCGAATACCTGGGCTGGGAATAAATCCGAACCAACCTTATAATGTATTTGAGGGAACGTATTTCTTTGTGCTGTAAGTTCGGCTAATTCTTCTAGTCTTCGTAATGTTCTTACGTCATCAAGAGTAGGTAGAATATAAGGTGTACCAAAGATAAAGCCTGTCTTTCTATCTATAGTAGCAACTATAATATCATCAGCATCAAAGATAAGTTCAGTAAGAGAGTTAGTCGGGTTATCTATTCTCTGCTTCCATTTAACTGGATATCCAAGATCATTTAAGGAAACAGAAACCGAGGTAGAGTCAAGAGGAAATAGAGCTGCAATGGGCTCAAGTGTCTTAGAGTTAATACGTATAGGTTTTCCATTAGCACGTGTAGCATCTCTTTTAATAACTAGAAATGATGTTCCAAAAGCAACAAGGTTTGTTACAAACTCGCGGAGCCATTGTTGCGTTGTCATTCCAGAAACAAGCGACATCTCAAATAGTCTGCGATTAAGGTAAGCTTTTAATTCATCATCTTCGCAGTTAATTGAAAAACCAGACTTCATTATCTGTTCTCTATGTTTACGAACAGACTGGTTAACATAAGGCTCTACGTCCATTGCACGGCCTATCTCAGATAGGTCATAACCAGGACCATAGTAAATATACTTTACGCTCTTACGATCAGGTGTAGTATCGGCAGTAGGAGAATTGGTCTTATAGTGTAAAGGCTTAGGAAGAGTTCTTCTTCTTTCAGCGATAGCCTCTTCAACCTTTTTAGTCTCACCAAGCGTACCTATCGAAAGCTTAATGTCTTCTAACTCTTTTCGTATAGGAGCAAGAGCTTCCTGCTTCTTGTCTCTAGAGATATTAAATCCAAAAAATTTCATGAGTTAGTTTTGATAGCGTCGTTTATTAGGTTACCAAATGCAATATTTTGATTTACATTAGCCTGGTCTAAACAGTTAGTAGCTTTATTTTGATATACATTAGGAACGCCATCAGCGTCCGTTCCAGGTACTTCAATACCTAAATCGTTAATCATAAAGCCTTTAATGTTACTATAATGTTTCCTCCTAGCATCTTCTGCCATATTCATTACAGGAAACTTTTTGCCTATATCCATTGTAATAAAGCCAAAGGTAGAATCATGTAAGCCTTCTATAGCAGGATTAAAGTTACATATAGCTTGACCATTTTCAATACCATTGGCAATTCTGTCTATAAAAGCAGCCAAGGTTACTACTGACTTCGTGGCTATAGTATTTTCTGCAAATACCATCTCTCTTCTAGACAAGTTATAGATTAGCGTATTTAAAGACCTACTAGCTTCAAGTATGAAATTTATTATATACTGTAATGCTATCTTTAAACTAAACGTAATAGGCTTGATACCAAGACAGTATCTTTGAGCATTGTCAAAATGTTTATTAGCTCGAAGGAGCTTGTCATTTAGGTCTTTAACGAGGTTGTGCATTATCTGGCTAAGATAACAGTTAAGCATATTGAGATATGCTATTACCATACTTTCGGACAACTTAGTAGCTAAGCTATCAAGAGAGAAGTAGAAGCTCTGCGCCGTTATCTTTAAAAGAGAAGATATCTGTCTTAGTATAGATACGTCAATTGGTCCAAGTATATATACAAGACAACATACAAGATTAGGGTCAACTTCAAATGTTAAAGACTGATACATCCTATCATAGGATGTATTTAGGGTTCTATCCAGATCTCTAATATAATTAGCTAAACCAATATTTAACGCAGTCTTTACTTCTTCTAAAGTATCACTATTTTCAATACTGAATATGTCAGTATCTACAGTAGACACGTCACCGTTGAACTTATAAAGTTTTCTCCATTTATTTGAGAAGACCGGAGCCATACTAGCCGCAGCTCTAGTAAACAATTGACTCTCGGCTACTTGAGAATAGCTAATCCAATGATGATAATTAAGATCATCTTGGTGTCTATGTATATAGTTTATAGCATAATTTTTAATAGCCAGATGATCATTATATTTTTGATTACTCCTTAGAGTATTATAGTTATAGCCAGCATCTGTTAAGATCTTCTCTCTCTTTTTAGGATCAGAAACTATTTGCTGTATTTGGTCACTTATGTCAGAGGGGATATTAGAGTTCTTATATAGTCTATTGTATTCTGCTATAGTCCACCCTAGTTCAGCTAACAATGCAATTGCCACGGGCGCTCCTTCAGCGGCCCAGGTTCTCATTTCTCCGGTATTACCTTGAGTATCAAATCCTGTTTCTGGAAAGATCCAAGTAGAAAGATGAACTAGTTTACCAGCTATAAGCATTCCAGCAAATGGACTAAGTTGCTCTAGAAAACAAGTTAACCAGTCAGAACCATCATTTGAAATAGACTTATGCTGAGTAACAGTAGCAGCATGATCTAAGTTAGGATCGATAATATTATACTTAAGAATCCAGTTCTCATCAATGTTAGAACTTTGTTCAGCTAAAAAATCACACGCAGCCTTAAACATGCCGAATGTAATAACATTAGGATTTGAGTCTTGATACAATCTCTGTATAGAAACTGTAACAGAAGACTCGGGCTCCACTGGTATGAACCCAGCAGGGTTCATTTCTGATATACTGTTTTTAAGGGCTTCACCTTTTAAAAAGGTTTTAGTAATAGAATCAAAGATCTGATCTTCAACAGATTGAGCAGGTATTGGCTTAGAAATAAAAGAGTCAAGCTGATTTCTTCCAACTGAAGTTGAGAAGAGATCTCTTTGTCTATTGAACTTCGGTATACCTGAATACTCTAAACTCAAAACTGTTCTCTCCTATCTTTAGGCTTATTAAGTGAAGCGCCTCTATTAATATTCTTAGGATCGTGATGGTAACTTATAGCTCTACGGTTTCCGGATTCCATATGTCTACGTAGAACATCTTTAGCTCGTATAGACTGGAAAGTGCTATTTAGATTTCTAGAGAAAGCCCCTTTGGGTGCTCCGGCATCAAGCTGTCTAATAACCGGAGTCATAGAATTTTCTTTACCAGGATGACTAGACTCTTTTAAGGTTCCACCATCAGGTCTACTAACTCCATAGAAAGCAGTAGATAAATTCATCTGCCTTAGGTCAGAAAACTCCAGAATGAATCCCACTATAGAAAGCATAAAAGCAAACATAGTATGGTCATCTCCTTGAGTATAAGTGGGCAGACCTAATACTGAAATTCTTTCTACAGCAAAGTTTCTCATTTGCTGTACAAGACCAGGAGATTTATTGCCAGCTTCGTTGTCCTTAGACTTTACAAGGATCTGAGTATCTTCAGAAGAAGGAAGAATAATTCTATCTTCTTCTAATTGAAGAACAGTCATGTTAACTAAGAAAGGCTTAGCTGGCTTTTTTATTAAGAGACCAGATCTAGGGTCTCTAATTTCTATTTGCTTATTGAAGGCATATGGAACTACTCTATGGTGAAGGCCGCTAGACGGATTCTGCATTCCGTACTTATGCAGAGTTTCAATCTGTACTCTACCGTATCCTTCATCAACATAAATATAGTCACAACCATATTCACGATCCAGCTCCATTATTTTTGAAATAGCTGTAAGTTGAGTAAACTGACCATCTTTAACTATCTCTTTAGCTAAGACTTTATACTTACCACCCCAAAACTCTGTAAGAATTATATGCACACCATTAGTTTCACCATTCCAGTCAACTCCCATTATGATTCTTGACTGAGGAGAAGACCTAGGTAACGGCATGTTATAATGCTGAAGAGCTCTATCTATTAGGTCGTTTCTAAAAACACCTTGTGCTTGAATACCGAACTCAGCTAAGAACTCATGCTCATACGAAATAGAGTCATAAGTACTTCTAAACAAGTTCTCTGCTTCATCAGTCCACGAAGGAGACTCGTGTGAGATAAAGTGAAACTCTTTAAAGCCTAGCTGCTTCTGTACACACCATGAGAAGAACTTGGCATGTTTACCAGTCGGAGTAGAAGAAGCCCATAGACGACAGTCTGGATACGAAGCTAAGATTGCAAGAATAGCTTCAAGGTCGCTGTCAGACAGATAGTCTGCTTCGTCTAGTACAATCATGTTAGCATCCTGACCACGAATCTTTTCAGAGCCAGTAGCTGACTTAGCACCTGACGGGAAGCCCAGAATTTTAGATCCATTATGAAGCTCAAGGCGTTGGTTTGGGCTCTTGCTCTTTCGTTTAATAGAAGTCATTAGCTCTGGACTTAGAGCCATCATCTTTTCAAATTCGTCAAAGATCTTGTCAACCTGTGCCTGATAGGGAGCAATAACTAGAATGGTCCAGTCTTTATTTGTAAAAATACTCCATAAGCAAAGTATAACTAGCGTCGCCGTTTTTCCTATTCGACGTCCTGCACGTATTACTTTCTTAGAAGCACTACAAGAAAGAAGTTCTTCTTGGTACCATCTAGCTTCCCAGCTAAAATGTCTATATGCCCAGCTTACTGGGTCAGCTTGAACTAAGAATTCTTGGTATTCTTCTTGGGCATCAAAGTCTTCTGGTTTTAATGACTGTAACTCTGTTAGTACGTGCTTTTTGCATTTTGGTGGAAACGGTGTTGTCGTTAAACCTTGAGCATATAGCGTAGCATAATAAGATTCACAATTGCCACACAGGCTCTCAAAAGGTGTACCAAATGCTTTATAGCCACCAGTTTTATAATCCCTTTCAGGATAATACTGATGATGACTATCAGTTGTTATAATATCATTTTCACTGGACATAAACTTTGCCCTGAGCTATTAATTTGTTCTGTACAATAGGATGCACTTCAGCAGCAAAGGAATCTCCGTCAAAATCGATAGTAGTAAATCCTAGCTGCCAATCAGGGAATCTAGCGTATTCAACATCGAAGTTACATAACGTACCATTTTCAATTATAGTATGAACACCAAATTTATTACGCTTATATGTTATCGACAACCTATGGCAGTGTCCCATTATAATAGAACAGCCATATTGTTCAAAATGAGCTCTACCAGATGCTCCACCATTCTTACGAACAGCATCACCATGGTAAAACATTAAGGAACCAATAAACAAATCTTGATGCGAACTTATACACTCGAAACCTATTTTACTAAGACCAGCAACTTCTTCGAATTTAGTAGATCTCAAAGTAGCTAACGAGGGAGCAGCATTAGATATTAATCTTCTTAATCTATCTTCATGGTTACCCATTATAAATATCATTCTGGTATCAGGAAGAGCTAACTTCCAATGTTCTAATCTAGATACTCCATAGTCTATTTCATCTTGTATATTTAACTTCTTATTAGCATCTTTATTGTAACTAGATATAGAATAGCAATTATGACTAGAGAAACCTTCAGCGATAAATGTTCTAGAAGAAGTTTGAATTGAAACAACCGTGGTCATTCCAAGATACTCTGCTTTTACAACCTCTGCTCTATAGTGATCATTATTCTGCATTGTTTCAATTGGTGCAGTTTTGAGCCATTTATCTACAAAGCGAGGTATTCTAAATTGACCTACGAATCTAGCCTGTTCCCAGAACCCACCTTTTATTTGCAACGCAACGCAACCATTTGTGTGAACTTGACGCGATGTGCTATAATTAAATTTATGCAGCTTTTCTTCTACAGAAGATAAGAAAGAGTTATCTTTTTGAGAAAATGCTAAATGTCCAAAGTTATTAGCTTCTTTGTGAAAGGTGATATGGCCTTCTCCATCAAAGGCTGCTTCAATGTATCCAGATTCATATGTCTTAGAAAGATCTTCCCAAGGCTTTACTGGTCTATGTATAACAACTGGAGAGCCATTATTTACCCTGTCAGCTATTTCTTTAGTCGAAATCCATTCTAGTTCTCCACGAGGCTTTCGTCCTTTCCAGCCAAGCCAATGATGCTTCTCAGAAGATGTTAATGTTTCTCCAGTTGACATAGTAAGAAGCCATGTCGGGCGTTCAACTAATTCAACATTTTCGACTATTGATTTTTTAAGCTTTCTAGAGTTAGCTCTACCATCAGTCTTAATAGACTGACAGTTCTCGTCAAATCCAATTAATTCTTGTCCAAGTTGAATGTCATTTGCTTTTACCCATCTAAGGTCAGATGTCAAAATCTTGGTATCCTTAGATACACAATCAAATATATCACCATTCCATACTATTATATTAGGATTATAAGTCTTTAAGAAAGATAAAGCTAACTCTTCAGCTTTAGTATCTTCATAAGGATAATGTATATCAGATAAACAAGCTACCTTAAGATTAGTAGGTCTTATTAGTATCTTAGATGGTATCTCATCTACAGGACTATTGATACCAACTTTTATATTTGTCTTCTGCTGATTAGTATCTGATACTACTAAAGTTTTATTGGTTGCTTGTTTCTTGATAGCTACTTTCTCTTGAGGAGGTGGAGTATTATTTTGAACACAGGCATTAATTAATATCCTTGCTTCCCATTCACTTATATCTAACTTGGCAGCTATACGACGTCTACCATAACCCTGGCGTAATAACTCTTCTACTTGTATCTTTAATAATTCTGACATTTTTGGCGAATTTTTATTCCTTTATGTCTAATTAGATGACAATTAGCACATAAAATAAGCAAATTACTTAAATCGTTATTAGATCTATTTTGATCAATATGATGTACTTCTAGTACATCTAAAGTTTCTATTTTACAGTCAGCGCATTTATTAGGCAAATGATTAAAAGCATAAACTCTATAGTCAACATTAAAAGAGTTTTTACGTCTATATTTAGACCAGCATTCGTTATTACAGAATTTTTTATTTTTATTTCCAGTATGTTTAGCACAAAGTAAACACAATGGTGACTTTAAAAAAGTTGCCTGCTTTAGTGACTCAGCTCTATAAATTGAAGCGCAATGTAAAGAACAAAATTTTTGTAAAGTATTGTATCTTTTTATTACATTATTGGCACAAGAATCTAAAAGACATTTAACTTGTGTTTGTTTAACACCTTCTAAAAGCCTATTTCTTTTAGGCTGATTGCGTTGCCAATTATTATAGCACAATTTAGAACAAAATTTATTTCCTGCTTTAGTCCAAGCAGTACAGAAATGGCATTTACGAACTTTACTTTTACGGCCTTCTTTAGAGCAGGATATAGAACAGTAATGTTTGTTACATTTTTTAACACTTCGATTATAAGCCGAGGAAGATTTATTAAAATCTTTTGAACAGTATTCGCAGGTTACTTTGTGTACACTCATTTAACTGTGAAGCCATTGAGACTCTTCTCCAAATGCTTTCCGTCCTCCACTTAATTGCGAATTGTGTATTATTTGTAACGCTCGTTGTCTCTGAGTCATCGCGGCTCTAGAATCAAAATACTCGTCTCCACCATTATAAAGGTTTTGATAACGAGCTTGATTCAATTCTTCAGTTCCCATTGCAAAAGACCGGGAAGTTGTAAGTAACATTTTAGTTGCTTGGTAGCCTAATAGGCCAATACCAAAATAGCCAAATACTTTACTTGCCATTCCCATACTTGAGGAAAGAGACTTTAGTTGCTTAAAGTCTGTTCCTAATTCGGTTAACGTAGCTTTTTTAGCGACTGATCTAGCAGCAGTATGGTAATACTGAGATGGACCAGAAGTCAATTCTTTTCCTAATGCTTTAGTATAGGCAGCACCACGGTTCTTTATGTACTTATCTAGACCCCATTTGCCAACACCAAGAACACCAGCTTCAAATACTAACGGAGCTAGAATGCTCTGAGAGTATTGTCCTTCTCTGGGGTCGTATGGAGTTCCTAAATAAGAAATTCCGGGCATTATTGTTCCTCAGTAGATTTTGCTCTATAACAATTTGACCTAGTGAATGTTCTAATCCTATGGCAGTTAGCACAAACAATGTCACATTTCTCTATTTCTTTAAGTGTAGCTAACCAAGAAAATTTATATTTCATTGTAGCAATATCATATTTTTTATCACCAAGGTGATCGAACTCAAAAACACGAGAATCTGTATTGCCACAATCCTTACATGATTTATCTTTAAGGTACTCTAAAAGTTTAGTTTTAACTTTATCTTTATAGGCTTTAGTTTTGGCATATACCTTTTGCCTAAAATCCTTAGTGGGATCATGAAAATTCTTTTTAGCTATACTATTCCTACATTGTTTACAGTAAGATGCATATCCAATATTTCCATCTTTTCTAGGAGAAAATTTAGATAGTTCTTTTTTTTGATTACATTTAGGACAGTATTTATAATCTAAGCCAGGCATTTTATTGATACCTACTTCTCATTGATTTATTGTTTCTGTGCAATGAGAACATTAAATCATTAGTACTAAACTGGAGTTCGGGTGATATACCACCGTTAGGACTTGAACCTATACCTTGCATATTACCCTCTATTCCGCGTGGTTGCCTTCTATAAGATTCTATTTCGGCTAATCCACCACCAATACCACCAGCAATTCCAGCAGAAACTGATAAAGACATCCAGGGAACCTTCTTAGGTATTAATTTTTTAATATCAGCAAGTTTTGGTATTTCTTTGCTAGCTGCAGCGGCATATGTGCTAAAGGCAACATCCTCGGCTTTTTCAGCAAATTTACCTGCTAGCTTTGCAATAGCACCAGGAGCCTTAGTATAGTCCCAAGCTAGAGGCCCTCTACCGAATAAACCAAAACCAGCCAGGCCGAAGCCAGCTACACCACCAACTATAGCAGCACCTTGAGTAGCGGCTATAGCTCTATCAGTGGAAGCGTTGTCTCCGTACTTAGAGGTCATATACCTCTTGTACTCGTCTCCAATCTCTCCAAATGGTCCAATGCCACCTAGAGACATACCGGCTACTCCTGCTGCCAGAGACGCTCCTATTGCGGCTGAGCGCATAGGATTAGCTTGCACGTACTTACGTACAGGTTTGCCAATGATACCAGCCCTATCCAAAGGAGCAGCTAGTAAATCTTTTGCTAGGCCACCGCTAGAGCGGGCCATTCCTATTAGATCTCTGGTGCCTGCTAGGGCTGTAGAAATTATGCCAGCCATTTATTACATAGGTCCAATTTGGTCACCAGGTCTGAAAGTATTAACTGCAGTTAGGCCAAGATAGCCTATGCCAGCTAATTTATTGACACCCATCAAACCTTTACCGATCGTATAGTGTGCGCCTAGAGCTGCAACATTATTAACCTTATCAGTAAGGCCACCAGGATTTATATCTAAAGCATTAGCTGCAGCTAAGCCTAGAACTCCTCCGTATAAAAGCTTTCTTTGGGAAGCTAACCTAGCTGAGGCTTCTGTGTACTTTATACCAGATTCGCCAATTGCTGAAATCTGTCTACCAGAAAAGTAGTTTTTGCCGATATCAGTTAAACTGGTTTCTCCAGACATTCTGGCTAGTTTACCAAATTGTTCTTTATTATAACCTTCAAATGGATTAATTACTCTGCCAAGCCCTGTACCAGCCAGTTCTTGTGCAAAGCGTTCACCAAAACGTGCAGTTTTTTCGAATATACCCATTAGTTCATTTTATTGTATCTAGAGGCATTAGCGGTATTATTTCCGTAATTCCTGGTACCCATGGGGAACAAATGACTATTACGAGTAGATTGATCTCTAACTTTAGATTGACTATGAATCATACTAGGCTCTACATATGGAACATTAGTAGAAGAGGAATCTCCAAAGAAGTCTTCCATTTGCATTAGCCATTTCTGACTTCCAGTATTTTGAGCATTAGATGATATTAGAGCACTTCTAAAGTCTGCAACATCTCTAATTACTCTTTCCGGCGAATATGGAATATAGAACGCTTTCCTTTTTTTGGTGTTTTCCGCAGCAACATAAAAAACGTAGCTACCAGTAGCACCAGTAGCATGAGCGTAAAAATTAGCCTGCGAAGCATGTTCATACTCAGGCTCCGTCATTGTTTCTAATCTATCTTCCGAGATTGTCTTTAGCTCAATAGGAACCTTCTTGCCATCTATCTTTCCAAGAACATCTATTCTGCCTTGAACTTTTATTTCGTCATCATAAACAGGAACTTCTGTGTCATAAGCAAAACCTTTCTCCATGAATTCACTTTCAATAATTTCATGTAGCTTTGTACCGATTCCTAGTACTGCATTGTCTCCTATTTTGCTATTAAATTCTTTCATGCTAGAAGAAGATCTAATAGTCTTTTGAATATCTTTAGCACTCTTTCCTAAAGAGGTAGCAGAAACGTATTCATCTCTATCTTCTGAACCGCTATGTTTCTTCCAGTATTTAAAACCAGTAGTAAGTATTGCATCACCAACTGCTAAAGCAGCACCGATAGTGACAACTCTTTTAAGGTTTAAATTTTTAGATTGTTTAATGGCCCAGTCAAAACCTTTAGATGTAGCCTGTACACCAGAAGCAAGAACATCAGAAGCTTCTTTTAGAATTGGCTTAGTTTCTTTTGAGGCTTGTTTTATGGCATCAGTAAATGGCTTACCTTCAACTTGCAAGTCTCCAACTCTGATAAAATCCGGAGCAGTAAATTCTACATCTCTAGTAAGCTTCGGAACAGTTTGAGCTCTAACAGACCAAGGTGTATCTTCTATTCTAGCTTGCCCAGGCAATACAGCCGCTTTCTTTTTTGTCATTAATGCATCTCTAGCAGAGATATGTTTATTGACATCATATCGTTTTCCAGCTTCTACTGGATCAGAAAGAAGTTTGTCGAGCTCCGACACTAGCTTAGTATCGCTACCTGCTAGGTGAGAGTCGTACTGTGACATATCTATCCCAAAAGCTTCAGCTAAAGTTTCTAGTTTAGTACCATCAGAACGATCTATATCAAGACCAATCTTTGATTGAAATGAAGGATCTAAAACATCTTTAAGAAAGCCTTTTGCTTTTATGAAGATATCGTCAGTTCTCATCTTCTTTAGGATTTCAAGTTCTTCAGTTAGTCCATACTCCTGAAACTTTCTAGCCATTAAAGGTATATCAAAGTGGTTGATATTGTATCCAGAAAGAATAGCATTTGGATTGCTTTTAATAAGCGCACCAAAATGTTTAACTAGCTCTTCTTCAGAAGCTTTACCAGGTATATCTGCATATACTTTAGGTACGGCATTTTCAATACCGTTGAGCGGTGCTTTCTCTTTATAGAGACCTAAGGCTTCCTTCTCAAAAGGGGTCTTTATTTCAGCGGCAACATGACCATTTGAACCATCTATATTATAGGCTAGTTGCCATATAGATACAGGCTTTTGAAACATTGGACCAGAACCACTGACTCTACCTAAGCCAGTAGTCTCAAGGTCAAAGAATAGTTTCTTAGGCTGGTGGTCCATCCTTTACTTTAAAGTCAGCATCTTGCACTTTGCCACGACGTTTCTCGGCGATCTCTCTAGCTTTAGCTTGCATATTGGCAGCACGGACAGAAAGGTCTCCGCTAATCTTACCAACTTGAGCCTGTGATCTACGAGTAGCTAATAACTGATCTCTCAGCTTACCAATTACTTTGGCATACTTTTCCATGATCAGTAAAGGCATCTTAGGCTTTTCGTCATAAATAGGGTCACCTTGAGGCGAATATCCTACTATACGTTCTTCAACTAGTTCAGGACTTATAGACAAATGCCAAGCAGACCGATACCTAATTAGTTCCATGCCAGCAAGTTCAAAGACCATGTTAATATCAACAGAGTCCTCTGGGTTGTTAGGATTAATACCAAGAGCATTCATTGTATTGCTAACCCATTGAGCCATGATTGCTTGTTCAACAGGACAGCTTTTGCCAACCGGCAATTCCATTTTTGCCTTATTTAAAGGACAAATATTTAAGAAAGGACAACTGCCTCCTTGACATTTCATAGGCAAAGAAGCAGTATGTCCAAATCTTGTGCTATCCATGAAGTCATCTAAAATCTTAAGCTGCTCTGGAGTCGATACTTGACAACCAGCTTGCTTGGCAATTATAGATAGCAGATTAGAATCTTGAATTATAGAGGCAACCTCTTTTATTGGTTCATCCTTTTTTGCTTGATCGGCAACCGTTTTATCAGGTTGGACATCAAAGAAATCAATTTCATCAGTCATAATCAGTCCAATTATTAGATTTTAATCTATCAAAAAAGTCTACACCTTTTCGTGATACTTCAGATAGATATATATGTTTGGCTGCCGAGAAGCAAAACGGACATTGCGGTCCATTACGAGACCTAAATCTTAGGTACTGCCTCATATATTCTGGATATAGAGACTGGGC